GGAGTCAAAGTAGAAGCCTATCTTGACTTGGAAGCATCCCTTGAATCATTGGTTCTGCCCAGATGGAATAGGATTCAAAGAAGGGTTATCCCCCAGATTGAAAAAGCTATTGAAGCCCATGATCTAAACAAGGTCACTGAGATAGTTGATACCATCAACACTTCTCTTCTGTATTCAGGAAAAGTCAAACAAATAAATACACATCTGAAAACTGGTTTGGTTTTCGGGGGCGCGTTAGTTAATGGGTCTGCCCTTGATCTTGAAATAGTCTTAAACAAGGATGCTTTAAATTTGGTTCCTATTGCCACCAACCAATATAAAATCCAATTAGATCAGGCAATGATTACAGTTAGGAAACGATTTCTGCAACTGGCTACCAAACTGGAAGCACGATTAACTTTCGAAGAACAGCAGGAAGAAGAATTTAATAAAGGAGATTCGATTAATGTTCAGAAAATAAATCCTATCAATCTTCGGAGTGCATTACAAACAGGTGCGGGTAATATTGGGGGAAGTATGATAAGCACTGCTTCTTCTCTTCAGATGTCTAGAATGGCTCAGTATGGTTTTGCTGCTGAAGCATCTTCCCGTGGGATAACCCATTACGTTGTGAATGAGCAACTTGATAGTAGAATTTGTCCTGTGTGTAGAAGGATGAACGGGAAGAGATTTGCGGTTGCCCCCGCACTGGCAAAACTGGATACCCAGATAAGAATAACTGACCCCACTGATTTAAAAATCCTTGCCCCTTTTCCTAAGCAAAGTAAAGCTGCTGTAAAAGATTTAACGGAAATGACCCCTGAACAATTACGGGCGAAAGGTTGGGACACCCCCCCGTACCATCCTAGATGCAGGGGATTAATGAAAGCAGTTCGCGCACCAAAAGCTACCCAGACACAACCCGCTAATCCTTTGCGCCCCGGACAAAAAATCCCTGATAAACCTTTTACTTCTGCTGAAGATTATTATATTGCGGGAGATACAGCAGTGACAGAAGAAGCAATTATGGCTGCGTTGTCTGCTGAAGATGCTGCTGCTATTCGGGGCATTGAAGATTTATTGGAAGGTGTTGAAACAACTGCTGCGAGATTCAGGGGTGCGGATGGTGTTTGGTCTGCCGAAAGGCAATTGATTCACAGAGAGATTACCAGAAAAATTATTCTTGGTCACAATTCAAAAACAGGGGTGTTAGATCGTTCTAATATTCTTAGTAATGGTATCAGTAAATCTAAAGTAGCAGCGGGGGAAACCCCTACCTACACGGTTCTTGGTGGGCGCGGTGGTTCTGGTAAATCTTGGTTGACAGGGGGTGATGGGCCTGTTGATGGTAACAGGGTTTTGCTGTTGGACTCTGATGCGATAAAGAAATTGATACCAGAATATAAGGGGTATAATGCCCTTGAAGTACATGCTGAATCTTCCTACCTGTTTGATGAAATCACATTGATTGCCAAAAGAATGAATCTTAATGTGGTTCATGATATGACTTTAAAAAGTTCTAAATCCGCAATCCAAAGGTTGAAACAATTTACTACAAAGTCTCCACAGAATCCCAATGGCTATCGGATTGAAGGGTATTATATGTACCTGCCACGACACGAAGCTGCTGCCAGAGCAATTGATAGAGCACTAGGCCCAACCCAAAGATTTGTTCCACTGGATGTAATCTTGACGAATACTCAAAATGAAATAGTGTTTGATCAACTTCGTAGTAGTTTTAGTAAGTGGGGTATGTGGGATAACCTTGTTCCCCGTGGAACACAACCCAAATTTGTCGGGGGCGATTTCTAATGGCTAAGATACGAAACTCAGAAGGTGATGCTTTTCTTGTAGATGCTAACGGGAATTTTTTTGATTCTTCAATGGCAGAAGATGATGGTGACGTTCCCCCTAGTGAAACCCGCAAGGTAAATGCAGGTTTTGGGGATGTCGAAGAAGTTATTGCAGATATGTTTCCTGAACTTGATCTAGAGACAGGAATTTTTACCTTCGAAGATTAGAATTCTATTGACCTTAGTATCAAAAAATCCTTGCGGTTCGCGTTAGGTAGTTTTAAATTACACAGTATATATTATTGGCTTTGAGAGAATATGCCATTACCCACACCTAATACGGGTGAATCAAGGGATAAATTTATTGCGCGTTGTATGGGAAACCCAACAGCAATTAAAGATTTCCCAGAAGAAAGTCAAAGGGCTGCGGTTTGTTTTTCTCAATATGAAAAAGTTGAAAAGGTCACTAAGAATCAGTTGATGAATATCAAAAAAATAGATGAGGAACTACAGATTGTTTACGCTGAAGTCTACGTTCCCAACACTCCCGATTCTGATAATGATTTTATGAGTGTAGAAACCGTGCGGGAAATGGGGCATGGGTTTCTGGCAAATGGAAGAGTCACAAAGGTTGATGTAAATCATAGCAGGGATGAAATTGAAGCTGCTGTGGTTGAGAGTTTTATAGTTCGCAAAGGAGACCCAGACTTTATTGAAAATGCTTGGGTTGCAGGTGTCAAGATTTATGATGATGCCGTTTGGGAACTGATAAAAAATGGGGAGATTAATGGCTTCTCGTTAGATGGTGTAGGGCAAGGTAAAGAGACTGAACTGGAAATTGAAATTCCAGAGTTTGTGAAAGGTGAAACAGATAAAGAGCAAAATCATAAACATGTTTTCAAGGTTCACTTCGATGATGAAGGGAATTTTCTTGGGGGCAAAACGATTGATGAAGATGCTGATCATGTTCACCTTATCAAGCGAGGTACTATTACCGAAGAGACCAATGACCATGCACACCGATTTAGCTTCGTAGAGGTATATACACAATGACCCGTAAAAAGGTAATTATCCAAGCACGGGAACTTTCCGAAATGGATGTGAATATAATCTCTTTAGTTAAGCGTGGTGCGAATCGTATCCCTTTTCGTATCGTAAAATCTGATGGAGAATCCACAATGAATTTAACCAAAATATTTTTTGCAAAAGCCCCTGTTACCCCTGCTTTAGTTGGACTTGTTCTAGCCAAATCAGCGGATCAGGAAGCCTATACCAAAGCCCTTGCTGAAGGTGGCTTTGAAGTTGATCACGTAACTGAAGGGGAGAACGAATCTGTTTCCCTGATGTTCACCAAGTCTGATGATATGGAAGATGCCGTTGCATTTAAAATCACAGACGATGCCGCCCTGATTGTTACTGGTGTTGAAAAAGGTCTTATGGCTTTTCCAGATAGCAATTCCTTTATCGAAAATATTACCAAGGCAGGTTTCGCACCATCCTATCGGATTGCGAATGACATCCTGACTGAAACCGTGGGCAATATTATCTTCTCTGAAGGTGATGCTGATGAAACCAAGGGACAGGTTCAAAAGGCAATTGAAGATTTCGGTGGGTACATCGATGCAATCCTTTCTACCATCCCTGTTCAGGCTTTCAAAGCTGAAGAAATTGTGGTGGAAGTTGAAAAGGGTTTGCTGAATTCACCTGCAAAGGCAAAGGCAAAGCCTGCGAAGAAAAAGCCTGCTAAGGAAGCGAAGCAGGAAGATGGTGAAGATGAAGAAGAAGCAGGTGCAGATGATGCAGATGGTGCAGATGGTGCAGATGATGCAGGTGCGGAAGATTCGGGTTCGGATGAAGCTGAAGGGGCAGATGAAGACACTTCTGAAGATGTAAGTAAAGACCCAACTGCGGAAGATGACACTTCCGAAGATGAGACCCAAGCTGAAGGTTCGGATGATGCTATTGCAGCAATGACCAAATCTTTAACTGGTATCGCGGAAAGTATTGCGGAACTTAAAACTTCCCAGACTGAAACGATGAAAGAACTTTCTGATCGAATGACTGATCTGGAAGCCAAGGTAAAAAAGACTGATGAAGCCCTAGCGGGTACTGTCAACTCTGAGGAAGCCGAGGATACTTCTGCGGCTCAACCGAAGAAAACGGAAGCAGTGAAGTGGGATAACTTGTTGGACTTCGGTGACGTAGAGATTTCCTAAGTCTTTAAATTGTAACTTTTGTAAATTGGAGTATTAAATATGTCTTCTAATAGTAAGATTATCCAAAAAGCGGATATGACTCTTGCAGACTTGGCTTCTGGTGGTCTGTTAAATCCAGAGCAAGCTGCCGCATTCATTCGCAAGCTCAAAACCACCCCTACGATTCTTAACCAGATGCGTAATGTGGTAATGAGTTCCCCCCAACGTAACATCGATAAGATTGGATTTGGTGATCGAATCCTGATGCCTGCTATTTCTGGTGTCGCATTGGATGTGGATACATCCCCAACCAATCGGCGTAGTAAAGCAACCACTGAGCAAGTGCAATTATCTACCAAGGAAGTTATTGCTGAAGTTCGGTTGCCCTACGATGTCATCGAAGACAACATTGAACAAGGGGGCGCAAGCATTAACGCAGACCCCACCATGACGGGTTCAGGTGTTGTTCAGGGTGATTTTAAAGATACCATCATGGACTTAATGGCAGAACGTGTTGCCATTGACCTAGAAGAATTAGCGATTCTGGGTGACACTGGTTCAGGTGATGCGTACCTTGCCCTGTTGGATGGTTTCCTTGTTTCGGCTGTTTCAAACGTAGTCGATCACGGTGCTGCTCCTGTCTCACGTACCCTGTTCAAGAACGGTATCAAAACCCTGCCCGATCAGTACAAGGGTCAATTGGCACAGTTGAAGAACTTCGTGAGTATGGATAACTACACTGAGTATCAGGACACTCGTGCCAATCGGGAAACCAACGGTGGTGATACCGTCAACGATCAGGTAACGCCTATCCTGTGGGCTTTGGGAACAAAGGTCGAAGGTGCTGCGATTATGCCTGCTGTGAACGGAATCTTCACTAATCCGAATAACATGATCTGGGGTATTCAGCGTCAACTGTCTATAGAAGTTGACAAGATTATCACTGAGCGCGTTTTCGTTATTGTCATGACCCTGCGAATCGACTTCAAGTACGAAGAAGAAGAAGCAGTGGTTAAGTACATTAACATCGGTTAATCTGAGTTGAAATGGGGGGATTAATTTCCCCCTGATTCAATCCTTTCAACTTAAGAGGATATCAAAATGGAAATGGGAAAATGTTTAGGCATTCGGCACACGGTTACGGCTGCGGATGTTACTGCGGGTTCCGTTGGTTTTAATGTTGATTCTGCTCAAGCAACAGGCGCATTGGCAACAGTGAGAACTGCTGCGGGTGTTCTGAAGGCGTGGGACGGTTTGATAACTGTCACTGGTGATCTTGTTACCGTGGACAATACGGGTGCTGTAGATTGGGTCGCAACCGATACGATTGATGTAGTAATCATATCAGGTTAGTTGTAGCATAAGGGTAGACCCTGCAATATGGGTCTTCCTTTTTTTACAACGAGACTGAGAGGTTACTATGTTAGTCAAACTAACTTTCGTAAAGCGATTTTTAAAAGATAATTTTTTATATCGCACGGGGCGTATTTACAACGTAGATGAATCAATGGGTTTGAGTCTTTGTGGCTTGACTCAGAAAGATTTGCCTATGTTTCAAATTGTTGCCCCAGAAGCAGTTGGGAATTTGCCTGTGGTTAATCTTCAAATTGAAGATGAGGAGGAAGACATTCCTGTAGTTCAAAGAACTGTCATAGAAAAAACTGCTGCTTCAAGGACACGCAAAACTGTTAGTGAAACAGCGAAACCTAAAGCAAAAGCTAAAGCCAAGGCTAAGGCTCCAAAATTAAAAAAGGCTACTGCCAAAGCTGCCAGTGAGAATCCAAGCAACGTAGTACAGGTTTAATTTATGACGTTCCCCCTTGCAACAGTAGATGAATTAATTATTCGGATTAATGCTATTGATGCATCGGAACTGAGACCTTTGCTGTATCAGTCATTAAAGTCTGCGACTATCCAACTCAAAGATATTCTTCGATTGGGTGAACTTGATGCAAAAGTGGGAGTTGTCGAAGATTTCTTAATTGACAGAGACACAGCAGTTCGGGGGGAACGCTATTTAAAATTTCGTACCACCAACGGATTTATCGATGAAGATACAACCCCCATTGAAGTTCTGTTTGGAGTCACGGAAGATGACTTGCTCAATGCCACACCGATAGACCCAAAATTTCTTAAGGTCAACAAGGCAGAAGGAACTGTTAAATTTGATGTTACTGGTTTCAATTCTGATCTAATATCCATTAGCCGAAGGATTCCCGATTTCTTTTTTGAGTACCTTTTTCGTATTACCTACGATCACGGGTTTGCTACACGGGGTTCAGCAGATGGTAAAAATTATAAGGGTGTTCCTGATTGGTTGGTTGAAGCAGCACTAATTAAAGGCAGGGAAATTTATCAATTAACAAACCCTTCCAAAGATGTTCCTGCGGATGCGTTCTCTGGAAATCTGGCTTACCTTGTTGATAATAATATTCGTGTTGCCCCCCTACATCTAGACCCATTAGACCAGTTCTAAAATGCCTGTAGCTATTTTCGCAGAAGGGTTTGAAAAGATAGCTAAGCGGCTTAATGCTTTGGATTTGGCAACCAGTACGGAAGATACTTTAGATGCTGCGGGAGCCTTCATCCTCAACCAAATCAAAACCAGATTCTTAAGGCAGGAAGCCACTGATGGAACTACATGGGAAGTATCTGAGGCTGCTAAAAAAAGACAATCAGGTGGGCTTGGTGGGGGAACTTTATTTGACTCAGGTGATTTATTTAACAGCATAGAATTAAGCAGGGGTGGGCCGGGAATTAGAATCATATCCACAAGTCTTCCCTATGCTTCACAACATCAATTGGGTCTTACCGTTGACGGGGTAAACTTTCCTAAACGGGAATTTTTAGGGATTAGTGAAGACGATGAACAAGGGGTTAAAAACATAATCGAAGATCGTATTAGGATTGCATTAAGATGACCACAGCAGCAACAGATGTTATTACTGCCCTAAAAGAAGACATTGAACTTCAGGTTAATTCTATTTCTGAGTTAGAAGGAAAAGCTATATATGTTTATGCTGCCGATCAGCTAAGCCAAGCACATACAAAAATTTCTTTACCCTGCGTAATTTTCAATTATGCGGGAATGCGGGGGGCCACTAAACATCATCAGGTTGTTTTTGATGTTTATTTGATAGCCAAAGCGGAATCATTAAATCAAATAAAAGGGAATACTTCCGTTCCTACTGCAACAGAAATTCTTCAAAGATTAAGAAAAGCAATGGCATGTAATACTGCTGCCACACAAAGAAGTTGGAATCTTGAATCTGAAGCCCCTAGTTTCGGGGTTGATGATAAGCTGATATATAGGCAAAGGTGGGTCACTGCATACCAAATAATTCGTTGAATATCATGTTAGGTAGTTGTAGGCTCAAGTTTACTATTTGAGGTTTTTTTATGGTTCGTAAAAGAAAGCTTAAAGTTAAGGACTCCGACAAGGGTGAAAGCGTTGATGAGGCTGTTGATGATTAAT